ATACGCACATATTTAATTGTTTTTCTTGTACCTATATCACCAAAATCAAAGTTAGGCGTTTGATATTCTGAAACAATTCGCGTTTCTACTCCTTCAGGATTAAAAGCGTTTCCTGTGTCATGATTATAAATATATCCGTCTTTATCACCATGAAAAGCTTTTTCAATTCCATTTACATCAAAGCCTGTTGTAAGTCCCATTGCTTGAATGCCAAGCGTTTCAGCCCATTCAAAGCCATTAGCAGTAAATGTACCGATAATGCCTTTAGAGACATTTGAGCCTAAAGTTTTATCTGTATAAAATAAACGATACTGAGACTTAGATCGTAATACACAGCTATCAATAGTAAACGTGTTAATTGAGTTTGCAATGTCTCCGATAATGCTTTGAATTTGTCGAGACACAGAACTTAACTCAACGTCACCAATACGGGCTGTACCCGCAACAGTACGAATTCCATCAGGACTCAAGAACAAAAGGTCACCACCAATTTCTTGAATACTATACCCCGATAAACAACCTACGTTTTCTGTAATAGGGTCGATGCGAATATTATTAGGATCATTAATATTTATAAGTTTGTGAATGCTATTCTTAGCAAACACAATCAAATCAGTACGGAATCCACGAATACCTTGAATCTGATCTGATATAACTACTGAGCCAGCACCAGTACCCGTAAAGTTATCAGGGTCATTGTAAACACTGTAGTAAACTGTATTTAAATTGTTTTCTACACCTGCTGCAATAAGATGGTGGTCGTGGTTGGTTATGTATTTAACGCCATTGGTTCCATCTACTGTAATTTCATATGCAAAAAATGTACGAGTTGTAAGCGCACCAGTGCCTTCCATACGAAACGAATAAAGCTTGTTAGCGCCATCTGCAATAATTAATTCGCCATAGTCATATGTAGCGCCTTCAAAAAGTGCAAATGAACATTGGCCCTGTCCAGTTCTAGCAAGTGTCGTTCGTCCTGTAAAAGTGGTATAATCATCGCCGCCGTTAGCTACAGAACTTTTATTAATTTGTATCCACGTTGAACCATCAATGCTAAAATGTATATCAGTACCTGAACAGACAATTACACCATCGCCATATACAGAAATGCCCAGCACGTCTTCATCACTATTGGGACGTGTGTCGCCAAACTGCGTAAAGCCGTTGATACGTCGATAGCCTCCATCAGGATCTACCTCAAAGTTTCTAAGCTTAGTAGCAAGGCCGGGCTGTCGAAGCATTTCAAGCTGGTTGAGATTAGTGTTTAAACCACCTCTACATGAAATGCCAAAAGGCTGAGACATTTATACAAACCTCACACGATCTGTTGACATATAATCAGGCGTTGAAGACATCAGATTAGATTTCATAAGTCGTAGTCCACGCTTATAATCTTCTAATGCAAATGCTGCAGCCTGTGAACTTTCTTTAAACTGATGAACATAGTATCTAGCTCTAGCAAGCAACACAGGCTTGTAAATATTTGGGAATACAATTTCATCCCCGTGTCCACTTAATTCTGTTGGCAAATTATATGCGTAGAAGTACACACGATAAACTTTGTCTGGGATTGGACTTAAACCGAATTTACGATTATCAGGACTAATAATAACTCTGCGAGGCTCTCCATGATTTTGAGTATCTGCATCGTCTGCATTTTCTGCTGTACGTGCAAAATCTTTCCATTCTTCTGTAGTAGTAAATGAAAGATTTTTACTAACATATGGGGCTGATTCGCCGTCTACGCCAATAGTCGTTAGGTAAAAATTATCCCAATCAATATAACCGTAGTCTGTTGTTAAACTAGACGACGTAGGCTTTAACAAATACCAGCGTGTGCCTGCAACTGTATCAACATACGTGTTGCCATAAAAAGGATCTGTAGAACCGCTTGTATCTACAGCAAGAAAAGGCCATTGAGGTTCTTCATTAACAATATCAAGGTATGCTCTGTTTACACAGTCTTTGATATGTTGCTGAACTCCAATAGCCCCAGCAAACGTAGCTGATGTAAGAGCTACTTCGTTTAACTCTCGCAACAACTCGTTTGTAATTTCAAGATAAGTAGCAGCCATTATTTCTTATGAACCTTTTGAATTTCAAAGTTAGCTTCTTTTGAAGCACCTTTGTGGGGTTTGTAGCCATCTCTAGGATCTTTCATGAGCTTATATTCTTTGCCCTTTTTCATCCAGTGATAGCCTTCAGGAGCTTTGACTTTCATTTTAGTTGGGCATACAAGTACGCATAGCGCCTTTCATTACTTTGCCACCGTCTTTGTATTCTCGACGTGCAGCAGCATTTCCGTCTTTTTTAGTTTTGCCGCCTTTACCATAGCCCATACGCTTATCTTTTTTCATCATCATCTTTTTTTCTCCCGAAAATACGATCATAATTTTCATCGTATTTCTTTTTGTTCTCGCTTTTTAAATACTGACCGCTAACTTTAACTGTTCGTTTAGCGCTCATACGAATAGGGTTTTGTTCGCTTCCAATCTGAGGCATAGTAGAAAAGGGGGAGTATTTCATCCCCCACTCCATTTTTAGTCGATGCCGTAGAAGGCAGAGACAAGTGCTTCAGGACGAAGAACCTTAGCGCCATAGACGTGAAGGCCTCGTACAATATCACCAAAGCTTGCAGGGTCACGAATGACCTCAGTGTTGATGATAGTCTGAGCAGTACATGTTGATGAAATGTGACCAGCAAGACACTTACCAGCTGCATTAGTAGTAGCTGCAATGTTGTTGGTCTTATACATATCAAAGCCACGTAGCTTACCAGAAGAAACCAAACCATTACGGATTGAGCCTTGTCCAGCGTTAAAGTCTACGTTGATGAGCTTTGAAGAACTCTTAACGAGTTGCTCATAAAACTCTGGGTTAGCAAGGAACCAACGGCCTTCTTCAGGGACATTTTGCTCGTCAAGAAGACGTGCCATGTGTGAAAGAACGTCGATTGGATCATGCTCACCTGAGTCATAACCAATGTCAAGGTTACCAGCACCGTCAAAAGTACCAGCCGCAAGATCAGTTGCACTGTCTGAACCAAGAATGTGGTTAGGTGAAGAAGCGGGTACGCCAGCAAACATAGAAGCAATTACGCCTGTGTCAAATGCGTCACGCAATGCGTAAGCAGCTGAAGACGAAGCTACTTCTTTAAAGTTAACGTGAGACATTGAAGTTTCGATGTCATCAACGATGAACTTGAATGCGTTTGCCTTATCAACAACAAGGTTTACTTCAGTGTCAGTCAACTCTGTTTGAGTTACTGTACCACCACGCTGATATTCATCAACAGTGATTACTGGTTCTTTGATGATGCGTACTGAATCACCGTAAGCTGAAATCTCACCAGCATAATCAGTGTTAGTAATTGCTTCTGCAACAGATGCCTTACGGAAGAAGTTAAGTACCTTCTTGGAATAGACTTCTGGAAGAAAGTTAAAGTTACCAGCGGTGTTAAAGTTACCAGCCGCTGCGCCGTCAAAGTTGGGATTAGATGTGTTACTAGCCATTGTAAAAATCTCCTAAAATAAAAAACAAAGTTATTTAACTACTCTGCCTTCCATGATGGCTTGATCTATTTCCTGTTCGTAGCGATCATAGTCATCCATAGACAGGGCAGCTATTTCCCGTCTTGTCCAGATTTTAGGCTGCTTAGTGTCTACAGTAGTTGTTTTTGTAGATACCATGTCTGCAGCATTCTGTCTAGACTTTTGGCGACTTGACTGAGTTTTGGGCTGTTGATTAATGTTCAAGCCCATTTCCATTTTATAAAAGTCAATTGCACGACTTGCTAGTCCAACATTGTCTGGGTTATTATAGATCCAGTTCTGAATTTCTTCAGGCTGGTTTTTAGCCCAATCATGAAACCCGTCATCTCCACGAATATCTTCAAAGTCAGGATGCCGCTCCCGCAACTTAGTTTCAGCTTCACGTCGTGCGATCATTGCTTCTCGCTCTTCGATAACTTGCATCTTTTGTTGAAGGGCTTGTACTTCTTTCTGGCTTCGTAGATGTGCAACAGATTCTACGGTTTCATACAAATCAGGATATGCAGTTCGGAACTGTTCAAGTTCTTCTTCAGACTTCGGAGGTTGATATGATGGTTGAGCACTTTGTGCTTGTGCCAACAACTCTTGCTCTTTTTGTTTGAATTCTGCTATCTTTTCATCGTAATGTTTTTTTAGGTCGTCATACCTTTTTTTGTAGTTAGTTCCGTTTTGTTTTTGAGGGGCCGTATTTTGGGTAGCCTCATCAGAACCTTCTTCAAAAAATAGACCTTCTGCTGATCCTTGCTTTGCCTTTGGCTCCTCGTGCCAAGGCTTGCGAGCATTATATGGATTAGCTTGTGGTTCTTGTTCTACTTCAGTCATGTCTTTCTCCTTTTCGGGGCTTGTTTCTTAGTGAGGTGGCCGAATACACGGGGTCTCAACATTACAAGGTGGCCTAAAAGTTATAAATATGATAAGGGGCTAAAAACTTCTTAGGTAGCCTTATCGTCTCATTAAGCTAGGAATGCGATTGGCATCGAGCATTTGCTCCTCGATCTGCTCGTCACTCATAGCTTGGTCTGGCAAGTCAGCTTTTTCATCTTGTGTTGGGTCGTTCATGATTCCGCCAACTGCCTTATTCTGTCGTTCAAATTGTTCTTCAGCGTCTTTCATCATTTTTTCTAGTTTTTCTACGCCGATAACATCTACTGCTTTTTTGGTGAATACAAACTCACCGTCTGATAGTCGTGCAGGTATTTCATCTGATGTGCCTGTTCCGGGACCATCAACCTCACCTGCGCCTGTAAACTCTGCAGAAGATAGGACAATCTTGTCAAACAATTCACTAAGTCTGTTATCAGCTTCTAGTGCTTTGTTGACGTATTCCATTTCATCATCTGATAATGTTTCGTCCATAACGTATGAAACATAATCTTCTTCCATTTCTGCATCAGGTTTCATGCCTTCTACAGGAATTAATAATCCAATTGCTCCGCCATGTGCTTTCATTTGACGTGGACCTAAACGATCTAAGAAATTATTAAAATTGCCAAAAATTTCATAATCTTCTTTTTTAACATTTCCTACAAACTCACGAAGATCTTGAGGCTTTAAAGAATCTGCATATTCATAAATATTTCTTTCGCTACCAAAAAGCTCTAGTTGTTGCGCAGCTTCTTTTGGAGCCATGCCACGCATCATTTCAACCATGTCGTCTACTGGTGCTTCAGCAGCCCCTAGCATTGCTTGTTCTTCTTGAGGCATACGTGCCATCAAATAATCAAACTCATCGTCTTCTAATTCATCTAAAAAGTTTGGATTAATATCAAGTTCTTCTTGAACAGCTTCTGCAACTTTAGCTTTATCGGCCATGTCAAGCTTTTTTGCTGTAGCTTTTTTACCTAAAATAGAAGCCATTAAATCTACAATTATACCGCCTTTGCCTTTAGCTTGGCGCTTTAGTTCTGTTGTATATTGTCTACCATCAAATTCAAAAGTATCTTCACCTGCTTTAAACGCAGCACTAAAAGCTTTTTCAAATTCTGAAGCTTCTTTTTCATTTACAGGAGGCTTATCATTTATCATGTTCCAAGATGACATAGCTCCACCAGTTAATAAAGAGCCTACGCCAACCCCAGCTAATCCATACTTACCTGCTTTTTTACGTGCTTCTCTCATTTGTTTAGCTCCACCTAGATCTTCAGCAATTTGCTGTCGTCGTGTAGGCGAAGTAATTAAAGAAGTTAAAGTTAAGTCTAAATCTTCTAGTAGCGTTCCTTTTAATTTTCCGCCACCACTTCCATAAGAAAAAGCTTTTTCAATAGTATCTATTTCTTTTGGGTCTAAACTATATTCTTTTGCAATAGCAATGCTTTTATCTTTTTCTTTAAAAGATTTAGGAAACTTTGTACCATCCGCAAAAGTATTTTCTTCAATATTTTTATGTATTTTAGTTGCATTTTTTAGTGCATCCTCAGATATTTCATCTGTTTCAAAAGCATCTTTTAAATATTTTGCAACCTTAACAACCAGCTTACCTTTACTATATTGTTGTCTTTCTGGCGGCATCATTAAAGATTTATCATACATTGTCATCTTTGAATTCCTTTGCGGCTTTTACTTGGGCTGGGAGTGTCAGGAGATTATCCAGAAAACTCACTCTCCCCTGCTTGCGGTACATTTCCTGTTCCGATGTTGCCACCACCAGTCCCTGTAGCTCCAAGGTCTTGCGGTGGTTGAGGTACTCCTTCAGGGCTTCCCATAACTCCGGGTTGTTCGTTAGGGGAGACAGCCTCGCTGCCAGTTGCTTGTCCAACATTATTTTGCATTCCTATTATTTGTGCAGCAATTGCCGCTTCTTCTGGATCATTGAGAATCTCATCAGGATCAAGATCTAACGAGTAAGCCAACTCAGAAATAAGCTTAGACATTTTAACAAATGGAGCAACTGCTGGGTTTTGGGCTGTCTGCAAGAACATCGTTAATCGTTGACTACGTACTTCTTTTTGCATTAAGCTGTTTGTACCCATAGCTTTAATTTCTAGATCACCTTGAGTATCTAGATCACCTTCAAAGAACTGCATATTCCACTGAAAATATGCTTGGCCTAAAGGACGTAAAAGAAAATCGTCTAGGTTTTTAACAACAGTCTTAATGTTTAATGACGCAGCACCTAACAGCATTGACATGCCTGATGCTGTTCTTGTCATGCTTTGAACGCCTGTCATGCCGTGTGAGTAGCTTGGGATGCCTGTTTGTTCATCGGCTAACTGCCGGAACTTGTCAAACATCATCATGTTTTCTTGTGATGTGTTAGGGAACTTTAAGCCATGAATGCTTTGTCCCGGTACACCTGCTTGGCGACGGAAAATCTTGCCGGGATATACTTCCATGCTTTGACCGCCAGCAAGCATAGATTCATCTACTTCGAATACCAAACTTCCAGATAGTGCCAAGTTATCAATAGCCATACGTGCATGACCATTCATAACCTGTTGGCTATCATTCATGTTTTCTGCGACACCAATACCAAAGAAGCTATATGGATTTCGCTCGTAAGGGAAAGCATGATAAGGAATGCGCATAGGTGTAAATGGGTTTACAACTGCACGAAGAACAATGCCATTACAAACCCAAGCATTAATTTGAACTTCATCAAGATCATCAACATCTTCTGAAAGCTCCATGCCTACTTCACGAGCATACTCTGCATCCATAATACCCCAATATTCAAGAACCTCATACTGACCACTACCATAATCATTTGAGCGCTGATCATCTTTTAACTCATGCTCATAATCACGCTCAGTGTAGTTAGGACCAAGTGAAAGAACTTCACGGATAGCGTCTTCGTCAAAGTATGGAAGTTTTGTTAGGCCTCGAACTTGGGACTTGTTTAGCTTATGGCGATGTAAAACATATTCACATTCTTCTAGAGAAGTGGCGCTAGGGTCAGGGAAAAAATCCCAAATAGACACAAACTCAATGCGAGGAACTCTAACAAATAGGGGGTTATATTCACGTTCTCCTGTCTCTTCGCTGTTTTCCCAGCGATGTAAAGTTTTATTAAAATTAAACGGGCCTTTAATAATACCTGTACCAAACAAACACGATTCAAAGATTGCATTTCTTAATTCGCTTGAGCCATTAGACTCGTCAATTTGATCGTGAATTAATTTCTCCATGTTTCGTGCTGCTTCTTTAGCTGGAGAAATTTCTAATACTTGTGGGTCTGGATGTGGACCTTCTTCAAAATCATCAATGTTTTCTTCAATTGCTTCATCTAAAAACTTTGAAGTTCTGTATGTTGCTCCGGGCTTAAGAACTTTTCCATCACCTTCAAAACCTACTTCAAAAGGATTTTCTAGTTCTTCTTGAATTCCAGTAGGCGTAGCTGCGCTTGTTTCAATTCCGGGCGCTGCTTGGTTTGCAAGGTGCATATACTCTGCAACGCCTTCTGGAATTTCTGTTGGGCTTACACCAATAGGAAACTTTCCTGTCCCGAAGATAACATCAATTAACTGGCCGTAGGCCGCAAGC